TCTACAAGGCAACCGGCAACGGCGTCATCCAATCAGTGACAATCACGAACGGCGGCGACTACTACAAGGCGACCGGCGAAATCTCGCGCGTGGTAGTGACGAACCCTGGTCAGTACTACTACTACACCGGCGTCCCCACTGGCGTGACGATCACCAATGGCGGCGAATACTACCGCGAGGACGCGAGCCTGCCGCCGTATGTGGCCGATGTGACGGTGACGATCAACCAACTGATGCCGAGCGAGGGCACGGGAGCCGCCATCTCTGCCGTCGTGCAGGATGACACCAGCAGCGCGGCGTTCGGCCAGGTCATCGGGTTCACTATCGACAACGGCGGCGACGGCTACTTAGCCGGCCGCACGCCGCATCCCGATGTGCTACGCCTCATGTGTTATGACGCCAACGGCTCGCAGGACGAGGATCTGCCGCCAAACTTCCCGGCAACCGGCGAGCAACGCGAATGGCTGATGCCGGCGGGTGGCAGTGAGCCTCAGATTACGCTGGGGTTTCCGTTGACGTTGTTCAGTAGTCCATGCTGCTATCGGTCGTTCGTCGCCTTTCCCGATGCCGGCTTCACGCTGGCGGATGACCCGTACACGGCGATCACCATCCGCAACGGCAACTACTTCGAGCTTCTGGATGTAAACGACGTGGTCGTGATTCGCGGCACCGTCACGGAGACCGTCGATCCGATCTGGTTTGCCGAGGACTGCGACTGCGCCAACCCGCTGCCATGATCCGCTGCCGCCGCCGACACCTCGAAGCCCGCTGTCGGGAGCGCGGCTACACGCTGGCCGACGTGGCCCCGTGCATCGTCGCGGAGGACGGCGACCGGCTCACGGTGGACGAGACGCACCCGGCGTATCCTCGGGCGAAGCCGGGCCTGGGCGACATGGTCGCCGATGGGCTGGCTGCGGTCGGCATCACGAAAGAGCGGGTGCAAGCGGTGACAGGGCGGCCCTGCCACTGCCCGGAGCGACAGGCGGCACTGAACCGGCTCGGGCAGATGGTCGGCCTGCCTCCCGGCCGTGGCGCGAGCGGTTGACAGACCAGCCACCATAACGGGCGAAGGGAGCCGCCCGTGCCGGAAGACCACCACATCACCATCGACGGCAAGCGGTGGCTGCTGCGGTTCACCAAGCTGACAGGTGAAGCCGCTGGGTGGACATTCTTTGACGGGGCCGCCAAGCCTCGCATCTTGATTGACTCCCGTGAGCGTGGATGGAGCCGCGTTGAGACGATCCTGCACGAACTGCTGCACGCCAGCCTGGGGCCGAACATCTCCGAGGAAGCCGTAACAGAGGCGGCCCGAGTACAGCGGCGGGTTCTGGCGATGCTCTACACGATGACGCCGAAGGAGTGACGCATGGCGAAGTCTGCACTGTCCGCAATCGACGCAGCGGTGGCCGAGGTTGCCAGCCAGCACCGTCTGACGTGGATCGACCGGCTTCCTGACGAAGCTCGCAATCTCATGCTCGCCGCCCGCGAGAAGTTCCAGGCTGGCGGATACGGCGAACTCAAGCGGCTTACGCTCGCACGCATACTGCACGAGCACGCGGAGAAGCAGGGGTGGAAGGTTGCAGACCCAACGAGGTTAGCGCAATGGCTCGCAAAGCAAGACTGACCGAGATCGACGCTGCCGTGGCATCGGCGGATCAACTCGCAACTGATGCCGAACTGGCACGGCTGCGGGCCGAGTTGGCGTCATACCGAAAAAGGTATACCGCTGCCCTGGCCCAGATCGACCGCGAGCGGGAGCGGGCGGATTCGCTCACGTCCATTCAAGGCATCAAGCCGGTGCGGCAGAAAGCCGTATCAAAGAAGCCTGCCAAGAAGCACGCAGCCTCGGTCGTGCTGATGCTGTCCGATGTTCACTCCGAAGAGCGAGTAACGCCCGAGACGGTGAATGGCGAGAACGACTACTCGCTTGAGGTGTGCGAAGCTCGCCTCGCCGAACTAGAGCGGCGGTTCTTCCTCATGCTGGATCACGAGCGCCAGCTTGCCGACGTTCGCCGCGTCGTGATCTGGCTGGGCGGCGACTTCATCACTGGGCATATCCATCCTGACTGCGTAGAGGTGGCGCAACTCACGCCGCCGAACGCGACCCGCTGGATTGGCGAGCGGCTGCGCGGGCTAATCGACTCCATCGCGGAGCGCGTCGATAGCGTCGTGATCGCCACGAACGCCGGCAACCACGGACGCAGCACGGAGAAGAACCGGATCGCCACAGAACTCGATCATTCGTGGGAGCAGTTGATGTACCACACGCTCCACCGCGAAGAGCGGAACGCTAACGTCGAGTGGCGGATTGCGACCGGGCACCTGGGCTACGTTGACCTCGACGGGTTCACGCTCCGCACTACGCATGGTCACAGCATTCGCTACTCGGGTGGCGTCTACGGGCTTGCCCTGCCAGCGAGCAAGGCGATTGCAGCGTGGGACGCACACCGCCGTGCTGACCTCACGATCTTCGGCCACTACCACACCTGGGGCTGGCTGCGCGGTGGGCGATACGTGAGCAACGGCAGCGTGATTGGACACAGTGCCTACGCTGTCCACATCAAGGCCAGCCCGGAGCGGCCGTGCCAGGGGCTTGTGGTGATCGACCACGGCCGCAATGAAGTCACGAAAGCGTATCCACTGTTCTGCGACGAAGACTTGAAGAAAGGAAACCCATGAGCCCCGCCACACTGGAAGCCACGAACGAAGCCCTCCGCAACGCCGTCCGCGAGCGGATGCTGAACACCGATCCCAGCGACCCGAAGTGTGTCGGGTACCGCATTGACGAAGGCGATCCCGAGCCGTGTGGCGACTGCGAGATCTGCGAGCCGAGGCTGACCGGCGACGGCGTGATGAATGCGGGGGATGACAACTACGCGGAGTGGGTGCCGCCAGCGTATGCACGGGAGCAGGTGCACCCGACATCGCAGGCGTTCTTCGATCTGTGCGATGCGATGAAGGAGATGCACCGACGCAAATCGAGCGACTACGGCTGCCCCAGCGGCACCGACCCGCTGGCGAACATTCGCAACGGTGCGAAGTTCGTGGGCATCCCGTCGTGGAAGGGGGCGATGGTGCGGCTGTCAGACAAAGTCACGCGGCTCGCCAGCTACAACGCCACGGGCAGGCTGGAGAACGAGTCGCTTGAAGACAACCTGTTCGACCTGGCGAGCTATAGCCTGCTGGCTTTGCTGCTGCACCGCGAGGAGCAGGCGAAGTGAGCGTCTCCAGTCGCGGCTTCACGCTGATTGAGTTCATTGTCATCGGCGCCATCATCGGCACTCTTATCGGACTGTTCACGCGGCCTGCATGGAACATGGCAGGGAACGAGCCGATGCGGTCGTGGACGCTTTACACGGTGCAGCACGATGGGCACTGGTGGGTTCTCGGGACTACAGGAAACGGCTGCATCCATCACCCTGACTGTCCGTGCCGCAAGGGAAAGATTGAGGCCGAGCAATGAGTGCCCCGCTGATCCTAGGCGTTGGTGCCGTCTACCTGTTCGTGGCCCTTGACCAATACCGTCAAGGGTCGCCGGGTATGGCAATCGCGTGGTTCGGCTATGCCCTGGCGAACGTCGGCCTATCGATGGTGGCAAAATGACTGAGCCGCGCGTGCCGTACACCGAGGCCGAGGCCAACGAGGCATGGCAGTGGGTCAACGCCCGCGGCCCAGCGAACGCCTGGACCGCCACGGCTGGCACTGCCGCGAGGATGATCGGGCGGCTGCTTGAGGAACGTGAGCGGCTGACTGCGATGCTCGCCGTGGCGAGGGCGCGGCTTGACGAGATCGGTAGCGTCCGCATCACCGATCAGTGATCCGGGCCGGCAGGCGAGTCGCCGCCAGACTCAGGGTGCTCCTTTCCACCCCGAGCAGGCGACCCTGCCGTGCCCGGTTCAGTCGATCTGGAGCGGCGGGAGGAAGTCGAGAGCCGACGCCTCTCCCGCGATCCGCCTGTCGATGTAGTGATCGAGGGTTGTCTTTGAATCCTTGTGCGTCAGAAATTCCGTGGCATCCCCTCCCCCGGCTTTGACGTAGCTGCCGGCCGCCTTACGGATTGCATGAAAGCCCCTCGGCTCCACGCCCGCCTGACGGCAGATGTATTGAACACGCTGGAAGATCGACCCAGCCTTGCGGTAGTCCAGCCACGGCCACACACGCTCGCCTGGAGCCCGCCTGCCCTTCTCCAGCCACTCGGCTAGCTGGGGCGTGATCTGGCGTGTAATCGTCCGCCCGAGCCCCTTGCGGTGCTCTGATAGGAACGTGATGGTGCGGCGGCGGGAATCGACCTGACTCCATCGCACTTCGAGGTGGCTGCCGATACGTTCCCCGGTGTAGTAGTTCGCCATGAACAGCGTGGGCCAGAACCACGCCGCCTGCACGGGGCCGATCATGCCGCTACGCCTGCGGGCCTCACGAACCATGCGGCTAATCTCCTCCACGGTGTAGGCCGATGGGGCGTGGTGCGGCACCTTCACGATTCCACGCGGGAGATCGGGGAAGTTCTCGACCATCCGCTTGCGGGCGGCTGCGTTCCACAAGCTGACGAGGTGGGCCATGTCCTTCCTGACGGTCGCGGCGGTGACGATCATGCCGCGATGCGGCGTGACGGCTCGCCAGCGGAGGTATTTCGCTACCTGGAGATCGTCAAAATCGGACAGTTCCGGCTCGCGTCCAAGAAAGTCGCGGAAGCGGTCGATGGTCTGGGAAAACAGCGTGACGCTGCGGGGCTTCAGGTTGTGCAATACTGCGTATCGGTCGTTCAAAAACTCTCGAATAGTCATCGCGATGATCCCTCCTTCATGCGGCTGGCATGCGTGTAGTATACAAAACTTCACGCCCCATGCCCTCCGCTGCTTGTTCTGTTCAGTAGATGCTATGGCGAGGCCGGAAGCGGAGGCAAAGGTCTTTGTTTTGCCGCCGCCATGCCCCGCCTGGAACGTGCGTCTACTGGCGGAAATGCTGTTTTTCCCGCGTCTGGCTCGATTTGATTCGCACAGATGTGACGATACGATTGAGGGGATGATCGCAATGGCAGACATACGCTCGCTGACGAAGGACTTCATGACCGTCCGTGAGGTCATGGGCCGCATTGCCGCCCGCGCCCACAGCACGGTGCTGCGGCTGATCCGCATCGAGGGCGACCCGAAAACGTCTGGCAGGCCGCTCCAGGGCATCAACGTGCCTGGGCACGGCTGGTTCATCCTGCGGAAGAGCGTGGATGACTTCTGTGCCGTCCAGGCAGCCAAAGCCCCCGGCGTCGGGTTCCCCAGGGGGCGGCCCAGGAAGGCAGAGTCGGGCCAGCCTGTGGTGAAAAAGGCGGCGAAAAAGACCGCCGCCAGGAAGAAAAAGCCCCACTAACTCCCGTGATTTGTGGGGTTTTCCAGAAAAATCGGATTTCTGTCTGGATTCCCTCTTGCATATGCACAGACCTGTCGATATGATCTGTGCATGACGTGGACGAGTGAGCCACGGCAAACGCCAGACGGGAGACGAAACGATGGGATGGATGACAAACCAATACGGGCAGGTGGTCGAGGCGATCATCAAGGGTCGAAAGTACCGGGTCGAGAAGGTGTCCGAGACTTATGAGCACCCGAAGCTGGCGGCCGACTTGATTGCTCGCGGTTTTGATGGCTGCTGCTACCTGCTCCACGGTGTTCGCGGTGCCGCGATGATGGCATACCGCTCAGAGGCCACCGGACGTTTTGTCACGGTCTGACCGCCATCCCCCGCCCGCCGGCAACAGGGCCGGCGGGCAACAGCACGACGGAACAAATGGGAACAAACGGGAACAAAACGATGAACGCCACCACTCAGCAGACCGTGACCTACAGAATCGTGACGATCCGTGACCCTCGCACTCCCGGCTTTTGCTGGTACGAGATCGAGGGCCGCAACGCCGCCACGGGCGAGGCGTGGACTGCCGCCGTCTGCGACACGAAGGACGAGGCCCGCGACACGCTGCGAGCGATGGAAGGAGCCAGCCGATGATCCACGACACGCTCCGCGCCGCCTTGCTCATCGCCGTGTTTGCCGCCGCAGCTTCGATTGCGGTGGAGACTCGGCAGCGTCTGGCAGTGATCGACATCGCCAGCCGCATGGCAACGCCAGTGCAGCCCCAGGCGATGCCGCAGCCCGTCTACCACGCAATCCCGCAGCCAGAGCCGGGGCGGTTGCAGCGTTTCGGGCGGGCCACAATCGACCTCGCGGACGCTGCGCTAGGTGTGATTCGCTGATCTAGTTGACGATATGCACACATGCGTCTATACATATGCACAAATCCGACCAAGCGAACACACCAAAACCACCGCTTTTCCCGTCCGAAACTCATCTTTCCTTGGAAGGATTGACCCCCTGCCCGCTAGCGGTAGATTACGCCACCCCGACAGTTGAACGTCCGTCCACCTGAACCCCCGTCACGCAAAGGAGACTACCGATGATCGCTCAGTCCGACAACCGCCACCCCGGTGATGCCGAGTACCTCGCTGCTGCCGCCGCTCTGTGCGAGCAGACGCCCCGCACTGCCCAGGATCACGCCTTCGCTATCGGCGATTGGGTCAACGGAACCAGTGGCGGCAAGGCATGGAGCGGCCGGATCGTCGCCATCTGCGGCAACCGCATCGACGTTGAGGCCCACATGGCGTGGCTCACAGTGGATGCCCGCGACATCACGCACTGAACGAACGAAAGGACCGCCGGCAGGCAGGACGCCAGCTAGCGAAAGGATGCCGGTGGAACCGGCAACGCACGGAAGCGAACGACAAGCCCGCCAGCACGACGCGAAACGGGCCACTTTTCACGAACGAAAACGAAGAAACGAAAGGAAATCGACAATGGTTCAGATTCGCAAGGCTCGCCGGTCGGCGACCAAACTCAGGCTGCTCGTGAGCGGCCCGAGCGGCTCAGGCAAGACGTGGGGGGCGATCCAGATCGCTCGCGGGCTGGGCGGTCGGTGCGTGGTCATCGACACGGAGGAAGGCAGCAGCGACCTCTACGACCACCTGCACGACTTCGATGTGATCGACGTGCGGCAGCCGTTCACGCCCGAGGCGTACATCGAAGCCATCGACGCTGCCGAGAAGGCTGGCTACGACGTGATCATCATCGACTCGGCTACGCATTGCTGGAGCGGGCCGGGCGGGTGCCTCGACCTCTTGGAGGACATCGCGAAGGCACAGTTTCGCGGCAACACCTGGAGTGCCTGGAGCGTCATCACGCCACGCTGGCGGCGGTTCGTGGATCGGATCATTCACTCGCCCATGCACATGATCTGCACGGGCCGGTCGAAGACCGAAACGACGCAGTCGGAAGGCCCGAACGGGAAGAAGCGTGTCGAGAAACTCGGCATGAAGCTCGAAGCCCGCGACGGCCTGGAGTACGAGTTCACCGTCTGCCTCGACCTGATCCACAACGGGCACTACGCCACCGTGTCGAAGGATCGCACGGGCTTGTTCTCTGGCGATCCCAAGCCCATCACGCCCGAGACAGGCAAGCGGATTGCCGAGTGGCTTGCCGGCGGTCACGCGGTGGAGGCACCGCAGCCCAGCGATGACCCGGAGGTGGTGGAGAAGGCAACCGCCGCCATCAGTACGGCGACCAGCCTCGACCGCCTGGACACGATCACCGCCACGCTCGCCGAGCGGCTTGCCGGTGGGCGTATCACGCAGGCCACAGCCGAGCGGCTTAGCCGGCTGGCATCAGAGCGACGAACGACGATTGCGATTGAGATGGAAAAGACCCCGGCCTTCACGGCCTAACCCAAGAGAAAGGACAGACAGAGATGGATTTCACGATCCCCCAAGAAGACCCCATGACCACGACCACTGCCGAGCGCGACATCGTGCCGGTGGGTGTTCACCAGATGGAGATCAAGGCAGCCGAAGAGGGCGTATCCGAGTGGAAGGTGTGCGACGAGAACCCGAACGGTGCCGTGCTCAAGCTGCGGCTCTCAACTGTCGGCGGCAATCACCAATTCGTGTTTGACGATCTTCCGCAGCACCTCGGCTGGCGTGCTCGCCAACTCGCCGAGGCGTGTGGTGGTGGCGTCGCTGGCGGCGTGGTCAGCCTGAACCCGGATGACCTCGTCGGCCGCGTGATCGAGGTGGAGATCAGCCACTACACGGCGAAGACGAGCGGCAAGGTGCGGGCCGTCGTGAAGAAGTACCTGCCGGCGAAGCCGTCAGCGGCGAGCAAGCCGAAGGCGGCTGCCCCTCGCACCCAGGCGGCGAAGGTCACGGCTGATCTCGATCCTGATCACATCCCGTTCTGAGGTGCAGCATGATCCCCACTGAACTCGACTCGATCATCCGCGTCGCCACGAAGGCTGTTGCTCAAGACGAGCACACGCCCGAGAGCGAGCGGATGTGCTGCCGGCACCTGCTGAAACTGGCGATCCCACTCCTAGAGCAGGCTCGCCTTGAAGCCGACCTGAACGCTATTCGCAATGCACCCGACAGGGACACGGCGAAGCGGGTTCGTGAGCGGCTCATGCTGGATGCCGCTGCGAAGCGGCGTTCGGCGGCAGATGCCGAAGCGGCTGGCTACTTGCTGTTTGAGGTGTGGGGGCCAAAGCAGGCTCTCGGCAACTACCCGTCAGGGATGTGCCGAACCGGCGACTAGGAGACAGACCGGCACGCGGTTGTCGCAGCGGCTGCATCGGGCCGCATCCGCAGGTGAGCACAGAGAGCCTTGAAAGTCCTGTGCAGTCGAGGCCGGTTCATACCTCCCTGGCTGGTGACTCGACCGGGTGCCGCACGTTACGCGGCCGAAACACAAGGACGTGAAGAGATGACCAAAGCAAAAACCTTCGCCGACATTGCCCCGCACTACCTCGCCGAGCGAGTGGTGTCTGCCGTCTACGCCGCGAACGTCAAGCGAGTCGCCGGCAAGATCGGCACCGTGTCGGTGGAGCGGCTGAACAAGTACATCATGCAGCGAGCCGAGCAGGTGAGCGGCATCACTGCCCGGTCAGAGCGGACGATTGCTCTGTGCATGTGGCGGTGGGCCTATGACCGTGGGTTGCTCGACATCGCCCCGCGTGGCGTGCTCAAGATGAAGGCGAGGAAGCGGCCTACGAAGGCATGGACGATCCCGCAGCTACAGGCACTGGTCAAGGCTACGCGCCAGTACGACGGCAAGTGGATGCGGTCGCAGGCTGACTTGGGCCAGTTCCTTCGGGCGTGGGTCTTGCTCGCCTACGAAACCGGCGCGAGGTTCGGCGACGTGATGGCGTTCCGGGCCGAGCACCTGGACGGCGACACGATTTCGTGGACGCAGAGCAAAACCGGCGACCCGATGGTGCGGTCGCTCACGCCGGCCTGCCTTGACGCCTGTGACGCCATGCTCAAGCGGTCGCCCGACACGACCATCGTCGGATGGGCATGCGGCAAACGCGAAGCCATGCGACTCATGCGGAAGCTCCTCGACTCGCAAGGTCTGGGCGGCTCTAGCAAGTGGCTGAGGCGCAGCGGAGCGACTCACTGCGAGATGGCCCAGCCCGGAGCCGGCCGTCTTCACCTTGGGCATCGGTCGCCTGCTTTGTTCGAGTCTGCCTACGCAGATTTTTCGCAGCTAAGAACGAAGACGCCGAAGACGCCGCCGCTTGTCTGACACGAAGGAGAGTCACGGATGACTAGGACAACTGCACCCATAGCCGACAGCGTGGGGGAATATCCCCTCTTTGCTCAAGCCGAAGGCCGCCGTGCCCGTGACGCGGGCATGGTCCAGGTGCTCGGCAACGCTGGCGAGTCGTGGCGGCACGACGCCATGAGACTGATCCGCGAGCGGCTCGCGGGGCAGGAAGTTCTGGCAGAGAAGTTCCGCGTGCTGTGCGAAGCGAACGGCATTCGCCCGCACCACTGCAACGCATGGGGCGGACTGACTGCGGCACTCGTTCGGGCGGGCGTGATCGAGGACACGGGGCGAGTTGGGAAGTCGCGTGATCCACGGAGTCATGCACGACGGCAGCCGGTGTGGAGGGTGGTGGAAGACAAGCTCAGGAGAAACAGCGATGGCGACTACTGATAACGAACAACTGTTTTCTGACGAAGACATGCGTCGTCGGTACGAGACGGCGTATGAGTTTCTTGCGAACGACGGCGCGCAGTGCGGGCTTTCAAAGGATTACATGCTCAGCGCTCTGCATCACATTGGCGAAGCCCTACATACGAACACGCAGAGCGAAAGCCTGTGGAAGGCATATGTGCTAATCGACGTGCTTGTTGATCGGTGGGATGAGTGCGTGTCCGTGTTCACCGAAGAGGAGATCGTCCGTGACTGCGACTGCTAGCCTTTTGAAGTCCCACCCGGCCGCCGATGCGTGGCCGATGATGGATGACGAGCGGTTCAGAGAACTGCTTGCCGATATCCAAGCCAACGGGCAACGCGAGCCGATCACGCTATGCGACGGCATGATCCTTGATGGTCGCAACCGCTACCGCGTATGCGTCGAGCTGGGCGTCGATCCGGTGACGCGGCAGTACGATGGCGACCCGTGGGCGTTTGCGTGGTCTCTGAACGGTGCGCGGCGCGACTTGGAGGCGACGGTTCGCGCGTTGATCTTCAAGAGGTGCGAGGACGGATCTGCGAAGTGGGCGAAGAGGCTGGCGAAGATTGCGGAGGATGGGAACCGCAAGAAGTCAGAGGCGATGTCAGGGCTTCCTCGCGCCGAGAAAGGCGGAAAAAGGAAGCCAGATGTCGCTGATCACGATGACCAGCAACATCGAAAGTCTGGCGGGCGTGCCGTTGCCCGCGAATACCGCGCCGCTGAGGCGAAGGTTTCGCCTTCCACGATGGCCCGAGCCGACCAGATCGCCAAGCGGCCGGACCTCGAACAGAAGGTCGTGGCTGGCGAGATGAAGCCAGCCGAGGCTCTCCGCGAAATTCGCTCAGAGAAACGCCGCAAGCAGTTGGCGGAGGCGGCCGAACTGGCTGCGTGCCAGCACGAAGCCGACAGGCCGGAGCCGGTGATCCTGAACAAAGACGTGATCGACGGCCTGGAGACCATCCGCGACGAGCACGGCCCGGCCCGGCTGATCTTCACAGACCCGCCCTACAACATTGGCATCGACTACGGTGACGGCGAAGAGGCCGATCTGCTCTCGCCGCAGGCGTATATGAAGTGGGTGCGGAATTGGCTCGCTCTCTGCTGGGACTGCCTGACAGACGATGGCTCGCTCTGGGTGATGATCGGAGACGAGTACGCGGCAGAATACTGCACTGAACTCAAGGCCACCGGGTTCACGATCCGCTCTTGGGTCAAGTGGTACGAGACCTTCGGGGTGAACTGCTCGAACAAGTTCAATCGCACCAGCCGCCACATCTTCTATGCGGTCAAGAATGAGAAGTCGTTCGTATTCAATCCTGAGCCGGTGACGAGGCCCAGCGACCGGCAGACGAAGTACGGCGACAGCCGCGCGTCTGCCGGTGGAAAACTCTGGGATGACGTTTGGCAGATTCCGCGACTGACAGGCACGTGCGCCGAGCGGATTCCTGACTTCCCGACGCAACTTCCGCTGGCGTTGGTTGAGCCAATCGTCCTGTGCTCGTCGATGCCTGGCGATCTGGTTGTTGACCCGTTCAACGGCAGCGGCACGACCGGAGTCGCTTCCGTCCGAAACGGAAGGAAGTACGTCGGCATTGAGAAGAGCGAGAAATTTGCTGGCATGGCTGAAATGCGACTGAGGGGAACATGACAGAAAACGAACTGCATCTGTGCTGCGCGATTCGCCTTGCCGACCTCGGAGGCGGCGACAGGCCAACGTCCGACCAGAGGCGACGCGCGGCGCTGTCCGTGATGGCTGAGTGGCTGACGCTGACCGGTGACTCGCTTTTTCCGTTCACCATCGACGACATCGAGCGGTGGAGCATTGCGTTGCGAAAGAGCAGCGACGCCAAGATCAAGGTGGACATCGCCCTAGCCCACGGAACTGAGTGCTACTTCAAGGGGCGAGGCAAAGGCCCATGCTGTGATGAAGTAGAGGCCGGGCACGTTGTGCAGCGATGCAAAGGCGGGCCACTGACTGTCGAAAACGGACAGATTGAGTGCCGAGCCCATAACAACCAGCGGCGAGAAATGTCCATTGAGGACTACATGAAAAGCAACCTGACAACGCACGACAACTTTGCGTCGCAAATGTCTTGAGCCTTATGGGCTGGAAGGAACAACTAGCATGGACTCCCTATCGCAGTGCATTGATTTCCTCGGCGCGATCTTCGAGCCGGAAGACATCATCGAGTTCCGCCCGCTGCCGCCGAACGCCGGCCGCAAGTGGGCACCGCTCGCGGAGCTTCCCGACATCGTTGATTGGCTGCAAGGGCTGAACACCGAGCAGCACCGCGTGCACGCCTACTTCGGTGCAAACCCGAGGAAGGCGAAAGGGCAGAGTCAGGCTGAAGGTGTGGCCCTGGCCCGGTGCGTGTTCGCTGACTTCGACGGCGGCGTGATCCTGGAGGAAGCGTACGAGCGCATCAAGGCGGCTGGCCTGCCCATGCCTACTGCGATCCTTGAAAGCGGTGGCGGCGTGCATGCGTGGTGGCGGCTGGCTGAGCCGATGACCGACGCCGACGCATGGCACGACCGGATGAAGGCGATCTCGTCTGCCCTCGGCTCCGATCAGTCGATCTGCGATTGGCCTCGGATCATGCGGCTGCCTGGGTTCGTCAACTGGAAGCATGAGCAACGCCCGCTCGCCGTGCTCAAGGACTGCGACGGCACGCGGGTCTACCCGCTATCGCGGTTTGCCAAGCAGGCGACGCAGACAGTCGTGGTCAAGACGAAGAGCATGAGCGACCTGACGCGGCGATTCCTTGAGGAGGGGTTCACGCTCGCGGCTGGTCGCCGGCAGACAATGTTCACGGTGGCCTGCGACATGGCGGCTCGCGGGTGGGGCGTTGCCGAAGCGACATCCTCGATCATGGAGCGAATGCGGCGGGTCGGCTTGCGGCAGGATGACCTTGACGATTGCCCTCGCCAGATCGCGAACGCCTGGAAGCGGACGCGGCTGCCGGTCATCTGCTCGGCCGACGAGGCCGTGCCTGTCGTGGATGCTGCTGACGAGACTCCGACGCCGACGCTGGTGGATGCTATCGACGCCTGGGTGCGGCAGGAAGAGACGCCAGCGATCAAAACGGGAATTCCGGCTCTCGACAAGCTGTTCGACGGCGGCCTTCCGCTCGGCCAGATGACGGCACTGGCGGCAGCGCCGGGCGTGGGAAAGTCGGCCCTCGCTCTGCAACTTGCTCTTCAGTGCCTGGAGAACAACCCGGACACGGTTGCGATCTGGTGCCTGGGCGAAATGACAAGAGCCGCGCTCGCGGCCAGAGCGATCACGCACTTCGGCGGGCGAGAGTACGGGCTGACGCTTCAGGACGTGGTGCACAAGCGACCGCCCGCACGCGAGATCGCTGTGAAGCTGGCGAACGCTGTCGGGTCACGGCTCAAGCTGGTCGAGACGCCGCTTGTGATCGACAAGATCGAGATGGCTGTCGTGAAGGACAAGCCGACGCTCGTCGTGATCGACTACCTCCAGTTGGTGCGTTCCACGCGGCATTTTCAGGACAAAACGGGCGAGATCAACGAGTGCCTGCTGAAGCTCCGTGAACTCACGACAACCCGGAATATTGCCACGCTGCTCGTCACGAACATTGCCAAAGGCTGCGACGAGAACACCGAGATCGGCAACATCGGCAAGGGGTCGAATCAGATCGACTTCGACGTGGACAACCTGCTCTTCGGCCACCGGGCCGGCGAGGTTGGCCCGGATGGTGAAATCAAGATTCAGTTGAAGGCGAAGAAAATCCGGCAGGGCGAAATGTCGGACGTGCAACTCTGGTTTTTCGGCAAGTACCAGGAGTTCGAGGACGCCTCCGAGGTGCCCGAGTTCGCTGAGTTCAGCACGCCTAGTTGGGGAACGGTCTGACCAATGAACGACAAGGACAAAAGGCAGCACCGGAAGGCCGAACTGCGTGGCCGCTGGCGGGCTCTTTTCGAGGACGGGTCGATAGCCCAGCTTCGGAGCGAGGGGCGGCTAGTCGCCATGTACGTCTTTCTAGTTGCCAACTGGGAAACCTGCCAACTCCGCATCCCGCTGCGACGGGCGGCGAGGTTCATGCGTGTGTACCCAAATACAGTTCGGCGTGGGATTCAGCAGCTTGTCGAAGCCAAGGTGATCGAGTGCCTGGGCAAGCAGGGCGAGTCGGGAAGGCTGGCCTACCGAGTGCTGGGGGGGTCACCACTCGTGACCACCCCGGTCACCACTCGTGACCCCCAGCGCACACCACTCGTGACCGCCCCGGTCACGGCTCGTGTACAGAGCGCACACCACTCGTGTGCGCAGGGGTCACCACTCGTGACCGGCGCGCACACAGGCGGTGACCACATTTCAGTTTCTTTCAGTGGTTCTTCAGTCAGTACCAGTGAAAGAAACAGTACGGCTGACGCCGGGGCCGGTGTGGGACCGGCCCGGCGTCGCCGTAAGCGGTGGGAACACGGACTCGCCACTGCTGAGGCACCTACTGAGCCGCAGGAGGCAAAGGCAGATGCTTGACCACTCTCGGATGCTCGATTGCGTGATCGACCGTTACGGACGAAGCCAGACCCCTAGAAGCGAATGTGCCAAGGAGGGCATTTCAATGACCGCGACCGAAACCGAATCCCCACCTCCGACTGCCCGCCAACTGGAAATCCTCCGGTGGGTCGCCGGCTTCATCTCCGACAAGGGCTTCCCGCCGACTCGCCGCGACATCTGCCGTGGTTTTGAGTTCGCCTCGCCGAACGCGGCCCAGATTTACATGACGCAACTCAAGCGGCGCGGGCTCGTCACCTACACGGAGCGGGCGAGCCGCACGCTGCGACTGACGCCTGCCGGCATGGAACTGATCGGAGGTGGTGCATGAGCGTGCTGGAACCCTTGAGCGTCCGCGACATCGCGGAGCAGTGCCGCACGGCTGCCCGTGACGAGCACACGGTGAACATGACGGCCATCGTGCTTTTGCTGGCGGCGAAGGTGATCGACCGGCTTGCCGACCGTTCCGTGCACATGGCGAGCGTTGCCGAGGTGGCGGAAGCGGAGCGCGACCTACTTCGCCGGGTGTGCTACGGCAGCCAGAAAGGCGGTGCGGCATGACGCTCAGTGACTTCGTGCTGATCGCAATCGGTGAACTTCTCCTGGCGGCGACGTTCGCCCTCGGGATTTGTGTCGGTGTTTCCCTGTCGAAGAGAAAGGAATCTCACAATGACGACGGCAACAGCTACGAGGCGGCGCAAGGCAAGTGGCATCACGCTGGACCGGGCAACCCTGTTCAGTGCACTGGAGGCGGTCGGTGCGGCCGTTCCGGCACGATCACCAAAGCCGATCCTGTCGAGCGTTTTGCTCAAGGACGGGATGATCTGCGGAAGTGACCTCGAAATCCAAGTGCAGACCGAGTGCGAGTGGACCGACGATCCGGTCGTGCTGCCCTACGCTCGGCTGCGGTCGATCCTCAAGGAGTCAGCCGGCGACGAAGTGACGCTGTCAGTGGACGGGGCCGCATGTACGGTGAAGGTCGGGCGTGGCGAGTGGCGTCTGCCGGTGGAGGATGCTGCCGAGTTCCCGACGTGGGAGCCTGCGGACTTGAAGCCGGTCTGTCGCATCCCCTGCGACCAGTTCGCTCGGGCGATTCGCAGCGTGGTCTATGCCCACGATGACGAGAGCAGCCGCTATGCCCTCGGGGCGGTGCTGATCGAGGTGCGTGGCAGCGTGTGCAGCGTGGTAGCTACGGACGGCCGGCGGCTGGCGTGTGCCACCATCGAGCACGATCAGGCGGTTGATGACATCGACGTGCTGCTGCCGGCTCGGGCGGCTGCCTACATCGGCCGCTTCGCTGGCGAGAAGGGCAATGCCGAGAGTGCGGTGCAGTTGGAGGCGACGCGGAATGAGTGCGTTGCCACCATCGGCGGCACGACCGTCACGGCTCGGCTGCTTGACGGTCGGTTCCCCAGGTGGCGCGACGTGTTCCCTGAGCGGCCGGATGCCCAGGTGCACACGATTGCCATCGACGCACTCTGGCACGCGACCAGGGCAGCGGCGATTGTCACGACTGAGCAGTCGAAGGGCGTTGACTACGCCTTCACTGAGTCGGGCCTGACGCTGTCGGGTCGGTCTGCGGAGAGCGGCGAGAGCACGGTTGTCTGCGAGGTGGCTGAGTCTGGTTCGCCTTGCGTGGTCAAGCTCGACCCGTGGTTCGTAGATCAGATGTGCAAGGCGTTGCTCACGCTGGAAGGCGAGCCGCATGTGCGGGTTTCGGTCGCCGGCAAGGGCGATGCCGTGATCTTCACCTACGGCGAGGATGACGAGTACCGCAGCGTCATCATGCCGCTGGCCCACGACTGAGGCTGATTCCGCCGCGCCGGCACAGGGTCGGCGCGGCGGTTCTTTTCACACACCCACGGAAGGACACAAGGAACATGGCACGACGCTGGTATCACGTTGACGTTGACGAACTGGAAGCTGGCTACAAGGGCGGCGATTTTGTCTCTGACCTGTGCGAGCGGTTCGACATCACAGCCGGCCAGCTTGATGCGATTCGCTTGAAGTTTGGGATTCCGAATCGGCCACGACCGACGCGGTTCAGTGATGCCCCGAGTGAAGACGAGGAACGGCACTCGGCCGCGTCGCTGGCGTTGTCGCCGTGGGTGGAATCCCGCATCGCGGAACTCCGCGAGGCGAAGGTGCTGGCAGAGCAGAAGGCCGAGTACGAGATTGCCCAGGTGCGGATGTTCCGGCATCACTGCTCGCGGATTTGACGAGGCTGGCAGGATCGCATCGACACCCACGGACGGGTGACTTCCTCAAGGAGACGAGAGCTATGCGTTTTGCTTTGCTGCTTCTGGCGTTCCTGACTGCTTCTGTGGCTGCTGCCGACACGAACGTGTACGCACGCCGTGTGGTGGTGAACACTTCGGCCCAGGCGGATGCCGAACTGATGGCGAGGACCGGCGTGCTCAAGCACTGTGGCCGTTCCGGTGGACGCAGGGAGGGAATCGGGTTCAGCACGGCTAGCCCAAGCGCCGCGCTGAAGTCCTGTTGTTTCTTTGGCCGCTATCGGATCGCCGAGTCGGCTGTCGTGTGGTCGCCGATTCGCCGTGGCTGGTTCGCCGTGATTCGCTACGAGTGAGTGTGGGTGTCGCGCGGGGCGGTGGTGCGCTCCACCGCCCCGCGTTTGACACGCTAGCCACCATGCCAGCCATGAAAGCGATTTCATTCGAGGTGTCGGGCGACCCCGTGCCGCAGCCCAGGCCACGGATCACAACGCGAGGCCGGCACGGTCACGCCTACACGCCGAGCGATCACCCGATCCATGCGTACCGGGCGGCGATTGCGGAGGCTGCGAGAGAAGCCGGCGCGGTGCCAACCGACACGGCACCGATCACGCTGATTGTCGATCTCGTCTGGACGCGGCCGAAGTCGCACTACCGCAAGAGCGGGCTACGCGAGGATGCCCCGAGGCTCCCGCGTGCCGACTGCTCGAACTGCCTCAAGGGAATCGAGGATGCCTTGAACGGCGTGGCCTGGGTGGATGACACCCAGGTAGGAAAGGTGATCGTGGAAAAGAGCTACGGCACGGAGGCACGGACTACCGTGCGGATTTCATGACATACCAAGAATACCTTGCCAGCGTTGACGATTCGCACCAGATGACCACGTCGCGAGATCACATCGCACTGCTGTGCGAGATCGTCGCTGGCAGGGAGGATGCCCGACTGCTTGAGCTAGGAAGCCACGCTGGCCTCTCGACTGCGGCCCTGGCGATTGCCGCTCCTGAGTCAACGGTCGTGAGCGTCGATCTGTGCGACACGATCTGCGAGGCGGATCGCGTCGCGTACTGGTCGCTGCTTGGCATCGACAACATTCAGCCGGTCGAGGATGACGCGGGCCGGTTCCTGCGGCAGTGTCAGTTGGGGCTGGAGCCGTGGGATTTCATCTTCCATGACGCGGCCCACGGAGATGCCGTGCTGCCTGAGTACCTGACGGCGGCCGGCATGTGCGATGTGCTGGCGATCCACGATTGGGAGCAGCTCTCGGAATCGTCGCAGATCGCTGTGCGGTCGCGGTTCAAGGTCGTGATCGAGTCGCACCGTGATTCGCGTGGCCGGCAGATGTTCGTGGGGATGAAGTGAAGACGCTCGTTCTCACCGGCTTCGACGGCGACGAGTACGCACGCATGGCGTCGTACACGATGCCGCTCATGCAGGCGTACGCCGAGCGGCACGGGCATGGCTTCCGCGTGATGAGGCTGGCAGGCGAGCGACCGCCGTCGTGGATGAAGCTGCCAGCCCTGGTCGATGCGTTGTGCGAGTACGACCGCGTCGTGTGGATCGACATCGACGTTGTGATCGTGTCGCCGTGGCAGGACATCGTCGCCGCGATGGAGCCGGATTCGTGGCAGGCCGTGGTGGAACATCGCACCGAGTGCGGGCACGTCCCGAACTGCGGCGTGTGGGTGGTGACGAAGGAGATGCGATACGAGCTTTCATTAGCGTGGGGCGAAGGCACCGACTACCTGCATCACCCGTGGTGGGAGCAGGCGGCGATCATGCGACTGATGGGCTACGCGGTGGATGACGGGCCACGCGGCCGGCTTGACACACCTACCACGCTTTATGAGCGGACCACGTTTCTCGGGCCGGAATGGAACCACCATCCGGCAGACCGAAACAAAACGAACGCCCCGAACTTTGTGCATGTGACGCAATATGCCGACCGACTTGGCACGATCCGCGATCTTGCCGCCCGCGCCGCCCGCTCCTGAGCGGCTGGTGCTGCCGCCGCCAGAGTTCGCCGCCGACTACGCCGCGATGGTGCAGCTAGGGGGTAACCGCCTGCGGCACTCCAAGGTCGCGTTCGTCGGGCTGGCTCGCAGTTGTGCGGCGGCTTTGTTCGGCAACCTTGTGCGGCTTGAAAAGCTCGCCGCCTGCTGCCGCGAGTGGTGCCTGCACGTCGAAGAGAACGACTCCGACGATGACACGGTGCAGGTACTCACGGACTTCGCGGCTACGCATCGGCAAGCGACGTTTGCCAGCCGCCGCCTGGGGCGAGAGAGCTACTCCGCAGAGTTCGGCGGTCGCCGCACGATTGCCTTGGCCGAGTACCGCACCGACTGCCAGCGGTGGGTGAAGGAGAACGCAGCCGACGCCGACTACGTGGTGGTCGTGGATTGGGATGCGTGGGGCGGGTGGTGGCATGACGGGGTGCTTGCCGGGTTCGGGTCGCTGGTTGACCGGCAAGGTGCGTACGGCATGGCGAGCGTGTCGCTCTTAGAGACACCGATGCTGACGCACGATTCCGGCGAGCCGAAGGTTGAGCAGCGATGGGCACACTATGACGCATGGGCGATGCGTGGCCTGGGCCAGCCCGAGGTGACGTGGTGCGACTACACGCGGGGCGAGGGCGGGTGGAAACACGGCTGGCTGCCGCCGGTCGGCTCGCAGCCTGCGATTGTGGCGAGTGCCTTCGGCGGCATGGCGATCTACCGCACTCACCCGTATCTCATCGGGCGATACGACGGCACCACGGACTGCGAGCACGTCAGCTACCACGCCAGCATCCGAGAGGCAGGCGAAGGGTATCTCTACGTCTGCCCTTCCATGCGAACCTTCATGCGGTGGATGGGCGATGCCACGCGGTAACACGGCCACGATCTGCATCACGGCGTTTCGTGCCGATTGGCACGCACACATCACCATGCGTGACCTGTGCGACCGGCACAGTGTCAGCCGCGATCAAGTCGTGAGGCTGCGTGACTTCTGGGAACTGCCGAAGAGGCACGACCGCAAGCTGCGAAAGAAGCCCGAGCGACTGCCGCCGCCCACGCCAGACGAGATCGCGGCGAGCGAGTCGAGCCTGCGTCTCGCGCCGATGATCGCTGCAAGAGTGACGTGCGTGCAAATATCGTGGAGCGAGGCGATGCGGCACGACCGGCAAGTGACGAAGCCGATTATGTTCTCGCTCACCAAGATCGAACTCACCGACGAGGCCCGCGACGAGATGGAGTCGTGGGATGACTGATGCCAGCCGAACGCGACTACATCGAGCGGCGGATCGTGGTCGAGTTCGGCCGCCGGTACGTCTACGCCCGGATGGAGACGGAAGACGGCAAGATCGTCGGTGAGGCTGAAGAGCAGTGGAAACAGCCCTACACGCTGACCCGCACCGAGGCTTTCGAGGACGCGAAAGCGACCTGGGATTACCTCTGGGATTGGGTGAACGACACTGTCGTTTTCCCTCTGCCAGACACCGGGGATGACGAGGCAGACTCGGGGGAGGAGGACTGACGCTATGGGCAGCTACGGCGCGACGCCAGAAGAACTGAACGAATACGGTGCGAGCCTCTCAATCTGGGAGTCGCTGCGGCTGCTCCAGAAGTGGTCGCCGCTCATCAACTACGCTCGCGAGTTCGTGGGTACGGCCGACCCGTACAAGCAGTCGCTTGTCGTTGCCGACGCTGCCGAATGGCTGGCGTCCCAGACGAACGCCCAGGCCGACGATCAGTTGGTTCGGATGATTGCGGACATCCTCAAGACCAAGGAAGGCGAGGCACTGTTGCGGTGGTGCCTGCTCCAAGTGGAGGCCGCGCGGTGAGCCTTGATGTTGCAATTCGCATCTGTGCCGCGATTGCTGCGGTTGCTCTTGTCGCTGCTCCCTTCGCAGTCAAGGCGTTCGCCTGGGCCAAAAGTCACTTGGAAGCCGGGGTACAAGAGGTCGCCACCGAAGGCGTGAAGACTTCCGACCTGCACCTTGTGCTCGATCTGGCGTCGCGGCTCAAGGCGGCTGGCCTGACCGAAGGCGTGTCGCTCTGTCAGCAGCTTCTCGACGTGATGCTCGGCAATAGCCCGAAGGCAAAGCGATGAACGCCTACGTGCGGCTCGGTCTGGCGGCGGTGCTGATTGCCGTGGCAAGCGGCGGCGTGCCGAAGGTTCGCCTGCCGCAGGTCGTGCTGCCTTCGTCCGTTGATTCCCCGAGCGACACCATGAAGACGAACGTGCTGCCCGTGGCGGATGCGTTCCGCTCTGCCCCAATGTCCGACCGGATGCTGTGGGCACAGTTGTGGAACAAGGCCGCTGTCGTGGTGGCAGGTGATGCCGTGATGACCGAGGTGGTGTTCACGGACACGAGGAGCCTGCGAGCGTTCGTCGTGCTGGCTCTCGACATCGGCTGGCGTCGGATCGGCGGCAACCAAGCCGGCAAGTATTCCGGGCTGCGGGAGGCGACCGAACTGGCCTTCTCCAACGTGATCGGCAAGGACGTTGTGCCGGTGACGCCGGAACTGCGGAAGCAGTTCGCCGAACTCTGCCGTGCCCTGGCATGGGCATCACTACCGCCGAAGGGGTGATGCGATGCCGTGGAATCCGCAAGAGGAGTACCTGCGTGGCCTTACCGGCGTGTACGCCGATCCGGCGGCGTCGGAGCGGCTCACGCAATACCTCTTGCTCCAGGGACAAGCCCCGGACGGCGGCACGACATGCCGGCGGTACGGGCTGGTCGGCTCCGGGGCTGGCAAGCTCTCGGCACCGTGGGCCGTGATTGAGCAGGTGTTCCCCGGCTCGCTGCCGGCTTCTGCCCAGACTCGGGGCGACTGTGTTTCGCACTCGACCCGCAATGCCTGCCTGGGCACGCTCGCCTGCGAGATTGCAGCAGGCCAGCCCGACGAGGTGACGGGCCTGCGTGAGGGTGCCCCAGAGATCAGCGACGAAGCCCGCAAGGACGGCGTGCTATCCACCGAGGCGATCTACTGGTTTCGCGGTCACGGCGGCGACGGGTGGAGCTGTGACCATGCTGCCGAGGTGGTGCTGAAGGAGTCTGGCCTGTGGCTCCGCAAGCGGTACGAATCGCTCGGCATCGACCTGACACGCTACGACGGCAAGCTCGCTGGCAAGTGGGGATCGAGCAGGCCGGGGGCCGAGGTGCGGAAGATCGGGTCTGAGCATCTTGTTCGCACTGCGACCCGCGCCCGCACGTTCGAGGAAGTCCGCGACCTACTCGCCAACGGATACTGCATTTCGTCATGTGGTGGCGAGTCGTGGTCAGAGGTGCGTGACTCCAACGGCGTGAGCCGCCGCACTCCAGGCGGGTGGGCTCATGCCCTCGCCTACTTGGGAGTCGATGACCGGGAAGAGACGAAGCGGGCCTACGGCGAGCCGCTGGTCATGGTCCAAAATAGTTGGAACCGATGGAACTCGGGCGGCCGGTCGGTGCTCGGCACGCAGCTTGAGATTCCGCATGGGGCGTTCTGGTCGAAGTGGTCCGATTGCAAGAACCGCTACGCAATCGCCTTCTCTGGCGTGGCCGGCTGGCCTGCCAAGCAACTGCCTGATTGGACGGGGGGCATCCTGTGAATCGCTGGCTCATTGTGTTCGGCGTTGTGTTCGCGGGCTGCGTGGCGTCGCTGCCCGCCGACGATTCGTTGACGGCCGATCTAGCCTGCGAGGCGGCACGGGAGGTGTTGCGGTTGCGGCAGTTGCCGCCCGCCCCGGAGCCGAAGCCAGACGAGTGCTGCAACGCATGCAAAGGCACGGGATTCATCACGCATGGCGACGGCCATCGCACGCCGTGCCCATGCCCGCCGACCTGTCCATGCAAGAAGCCGAAGGCGGGGCAGCCGTGCCCAGACGGGAAGTGCAAGCCATGACCTTCGCCGACCTCCAGGCCGAATGCTGGGCCGCACTGCCCCCGATCCGCAAGCGGCTTGTGGGCCGGCAGACCGTCGATGATCTAGTGCAGGCTGCCGTGGAGAACTGGGCCGGCGAATACCTCACAGCCTGCCAAGACAACGCACAGCGAGGCGTCTACGTGCACGCCCTGCTCGGGCAGGTGAAGCGGGCACACCAAGTAGTGAGCGGCAAGGACGCCAACGAGTACGGTTTCATCTGGGTTTTCCTGCTGCAAGCGGTGGCGGTGGCGGCGATAGAGTGGCTGGTGAAGTGGTGGCTCGACCGGCGGGCGAACCGGGCACTGCTCACGGTCTGGCAACATGAGTTGACGCGATGACGAAGGAAGAGATCGGCGTGACTGTCTCGACCATCCTTGAGCGGTGGGGCTTCCCTGTGCTGGTGGCCCTGGCGGCCGGCTGGATGCTGCGAAACGACGTGCTCATTCCTCTGACCGAGGAACACCGGGCTTTGATTCGCACCGTGAGCGAGACGCAGCGCGAGATTGCCAAGAGCGTCGAAGAGCAGACCCGCTTGCTCTATGCCCTACAACCAAGAGAAGCCCGAGTCGGTGCCCCCGCTACCAGCGGCACGAACTGACGGCCATACATCCCTACTGTAGAGTCGAAGAGAGTAGCGCACTATGCCCATGTCGCCCCGACTTCTCCGACCCAGGGCATCCGGCCTAGTGCTGCCGTCCGACGCTGACGCACGGGCCTACGTTCTCGCGGTCAACACCGCAGACGGCCAGCCGCTAGAGGCTCCGGTGGTGCAGGCCATCGACGCCTTTGTGATCGGCTGCAAGGCAGATGGCATCTGGTCGGCCATCAAGGACTGCTGCCTACTGGCTGGCGCTCGCACGCTCACCGGCGCTCTGGTGCCAATGAAGGGTGCGTCACCGACCAGCAACGCATTTCTTGCCGCCGACTACGCTCGCG